TTTTTTCCCCGTTTGGTTAAGTAACGTTTGAATTTTTCAAAAACGCTGATCGGGATCAGAAATTTTGAAAAATTCCCCGGCGGCGAGGAGGGAGGGCGCCACCGGGGCATGAGGGTTATGTTGTGGGCTTACACCCCGGATTCGACTGTACCAGGCGCGGTGTTGAGTTTGACGCGCACCACGGTTGCGTCACTGGCGGCGGTCTCCCAGGCGACGCAGCTGCCGGAAATATCACCAGCGGCGGCGGTGGTGGCTGCGGCGGCAAAGTTGCCAGCGGCAATGACGAAAAGGGGTGCTTCGCCCTGGGCGATGACACCAGTGGCTTTAGGCAGCTCATACACGCCTTCGGCGGCGAGTGCTCCGCTGGAACCGTCTGCAATGTTGACCAGGGCAACACAGACCAGCCCGCCGACAACGACCGGATCGCCACTGGAAATGTCGCTTCCTGTTCCGTTGGTGTAGGTGATGCGATCACCATCCTGGATATAATTTTTGGCCATGGTTTTTCTCCTATCAAAGTTTTAGATGAGGGGCCGTCCCTTGCGGCCAGCCCCTGCTGGTTCATTGCTTAAGATCCTGCTTATGCCCCGGCGTTTCTGAACAGCGCTTTCCAGTCGACGGCTTTTGCCCCGGCGTCACCGCGCACCTTAAACTCGACGCCATCGGTGGTCCAGCCGGTGCGGGTCTCGAGGTGTGGCGCCTGCTGACCATTGAGGAAATAGACGTTGACCGTCTTGCCCTTGCCGCCTGCCGCATACCATGTGGTGCTGCTGGCGTCGTCGAGGCGCGCATCATAGATGCGGCCGAAGCGGGTGCCGGCGTAGGGGTTGCTACGGGTGGAGCCTTTGGTATCGCCGCTGAACTGGTTGCTGTTGAAGAAGATCTCACTAGACCCTTCGAGCGCGACCGGCGCCAGGAAAAACTGCGGGTTGATATTGAGACGCCGCTTGCCGGCGATATCTTCCTGCAGCTTCATCTTGGCAATCGCTTCGGCTAGGGAGACCTCACCCAGCGCTGCGGCAGTGCCGAGATTGCCGTGGTCGGCATGGAACAGAGCTTTGCCGTCGCCCATGGCGCTGTTGGCGATGAGCACCGCGTAAGCGATGTCCCCAACCTTGCGCGCCCAGGCTTCACCATGTTTGCGCGGGATGTCGGTCAATGCCGAAAGATCATCGTTGATGATGGTCTGGCGGCTGATGCGCAAGATTTTGCCGTAGGTGGCGATCTGGAACTGCTCTTTGGCATCGGACATCTTGTCGTACTTGAATTCGCCGTCCTCGCCGATTTCATCCATGTCTTGCGTTTCAGAGGCACGGGCGATGCTGTTGATTTTGAAGTCCGGCACGCTGCCGATACCGCACCATTGCGCGTAAGTCTCTTCGGCGGTTTCGTAACCGGCGAACAGCGACTTGTTGGCGACGTTGGCCAACAGGTTGGCGAAGTCGTCCGTGGTCAAAGCCCGGCCGATCATGGTCATCGGATCGCCACCAAAGGGCTGATTCGAGACGCGCAGCGCCTCGCGGGCAATTTCGCGCAAGCTGAAACCGGCGAGATCACGCGCACCGTCGGCAGGCTTTTCAACCGCGATACCGGCACGCAGCATCAAACCGTCTTGGGCGGCCGCGCGGAACTTGTCGCGGCCATCGACCACCACCTGTGCGCGGAAGCCGACACCTTCAGTGGCATCGGTCGCCTTCTTGGTGACGTGATCAAAGGCGGCCTTGCGGACATCTTCAACCGTTGATCCGCTGGTGATGTGCTTATCCATATCTTCGGCAGGCATTTCAGCGCGCTCGCAGATAGAACGAATCTCGGTGATGCGAAGCTGCTCGGCACGGGCGCCTTCGGCGCGGGCTTGCTCGGCTGCGGTACCGTCGTCTTGGCTGCGAACATCGAGGGTTTCGAGGTAGCGCCATGCTTCCTCTTCCGTGGCGGTCTTGGCGAGTCCACGGCTTTCCAGGAACTTGCGTAGTTGTTCACTCATTGTTTGAGTCTCCTTTGATGCGGGGTTATTGGGCTTATGTTCCTGACCGGGCGTGGCCGCCCTGGCCTTGGCAAATTCGTCTGCTCCGATCGGACAGGTCGAAAGCTCGCGAACCTTCCAGCTGGTGGCGATCTTGACCGGGCCTTCGAAGCTGCGACCGTTAATGACTTGAGTCTCCCCGGCGGGGATGTAATAGGCTTCTAAAACGCGATAACCGATGCTGTAATCAGTGAGGTGACCTTCTTTGGTTTTCTTCCAGGCGTTGTCGCTGGCCTCATCGGCTTCGGAGTAGTGCGCGCGGCCGGTCAGCTGATCACCTTCGACTTGCAGGCCGCGGCAACTGCCGAGCACACTGCTGACATCGCCGCGATAGTGAGTGTTGAGCAGCGGCACCTGACCAGAGGCAGGAAACTGACAACCGGACATCAACAACACCTCGGGGACGATCTCCCAGCGGTCGCGATCAAAGACCTCGACCGGGTTTTCGGTGGAGCAGACCACGCCGACTGAGCGGGTTTTTTCATCCAGGGTGGTTGGTATACCACCGGCATCAAGGCGCAGCGACAGGCTGCGGGTGGTGATGTCCTGCGGTAGCTCCGGCGCGTTGCGCACCGAATTGAAGGCCGGGGCCAGGGCCATCTCCTTTAAAAGTTTTGTGTGCATAGGGTTACTCCTCAGCAAGCAGCTTATGCCGATCGAGCGCGTCATCGACGGCGCGGCTGATCAGGCTTTTGAGACTGTTGGTATTGTCTGTTGCACCGAGCGCCGCCGGATTATTCGCCAGCGCGGTGTTGCCGATATCGATGATAAGGCCGCGTTCGATGAGCATTTCGGCAAACTCCTGATGCTCATCGAGCACCTCTTCGATATCGCGGCCCCGCTTGGCGGCGATCTCTTGCGGGCTGCGCAACAGAGCGCCCATGTCGTCGCGGTTGGCCTTGGACTCTTTGAGCGGATCGATCGGCTCTTGCCCGGGCGGGATAAACACACAGCGCTGATAAAGGCGCGGGTTCTTGTAGTAGCCTGGCAGATCAAGCTTTCCCGAGAGTACGGCCTGGTCAATGATGTCGCGCACCACTGGCCGACAGAAATGCTGAATGTGCCGGTGATGGTGCGGGGCAAACATGGTGCGCAGATCTTGGCGTTCCCCGCGCAGGGTGGTGTAATTGACGTCGGAATAATTTCCGGACAACAGCGAAAAGGTGGTATCAGTGCTGATGGCGAGCATCTGCAAAATAAAGCGGGTGAAGGGGTCGAAGGTGCTTCCGACACTGTTGTTGCTGGGAAATTTGACCGACTCACCGGGGCGCAGATAATCGACGATGGCATTTTCCAGACTGTCGATTTTTTTCAGCGGATTTTCCGGGTCGGCTTCCATTGAACGGTTGGCCTGAAAGGCATCCGCGTCGTCCGTGGTGATAAGCGCCAGGTATTTTGATGCCAGCTTGGCGGTATCGATGGTGGCGTCGAGGTAGTCTTGCAGGTCATGGGCAATAAGAACGCCGGAAGCAAAAGGAGATACGCCACGCAACTGTCCTGCCCGCAAGGGCGCGAAATCGTGCAATACATATTGCTGTTCAACCCGGATGGTCTTGCCCCAGCTATTGGGGTCGGTCAGGTGGTAGGCGACCACTCGACCTGTGGTGCTGTCGTATTCAACGCCCTGGTCAACCAGATTTTTTCCCTGTGGGACGGCGCCGGAATCGGTGAGCCATTCGGCTTCAAACAACTGAAGTGCATAAGGGAGATAACGGTTTTTATCTTTCAGGGCGCGTTTCACAAAGAAATATTCCCCGGCTTCAATGTCTTCACGCTTGGCCATGCGTTCCAGTTCGCTGCCGTGGCGGTTTCCCGATGCGTCAAGTTCTTCCATGGCCCAGGCGACAGAATCTTCAATTTTCTGGCAGGTCACACGATCAAACTTTTTTTCGGTGCTTCCGGGTTTCCAGTTGGGATTGATAACGCGTGACTGAAAGCTGGTGCCGGTGCCGACGGTAAAGTTGATCAGAATATTGACGGCGCGGTTGAAGTACGGAAAATCACGTACCAGCTGACGAACGCGCCGGCGCATCAGGGGGAGGCTGGTGCGGGTGAGCTGATTGATGTTGTGATCGATGGGCATCCAATCGCCCGTCAGCCGGGTGATTTTGGCCGCAGCATATTGGCGTTGCTGCAAATGTTTGGGGACGGGGTAGGTTTTACCGATTCGCGCCATTAGCCGCGCCCCCCTTGCTTGGCATATGTACGCAGAAGGGTGGTACCCGTTTCGGTGGCGGCGCGTTTTTCGACCTCGCGGAAGAATGTCCACCACTCATCGGCGCTGCGGTATTTCACGACACGGCGGTTGCCGCCAACATCGATCTGGTATTCACCCACATTGATGTTGAGTGCGGCCAGATCGTTTTGCATCTGAATCTTTAGGGCTGTCCAGGTGGTGAAGGTGGCCATGTACGCTCCTTAGAATGTTGCTGGTTATTCTAAGGGCAGTTTTTTGCTGAAAATGAAGATTATTGGTTTTTACGGGTCTATGAGGGTGTATGAGGACGTATGAGGACGTATGAGGACTTTTTTTTCTTGACAGGGGTCAGGGAGAGGTCAAAAAGACGTCCTGTTATAGTGGCCTTCATTCTTCGTATTTGTAATAATTTATTGACATTTGGCCATAACGAGACTAGCTTTCGACTTTATGAACCAGGGGCAAACGGGTTCATAGTTAAGTGTTTGTCACGGCTGTCCGATAGGATTTCAGCCGGTTTTTTGTTATATAATATGGAGAATGCGGATCGCCGACATCCTCTGTCGGAAACAAGGAGAACACCATGCAACCGTTAATCATTGCTCCCGAAGCGGAATATCGCGGAAAGTATGTTGCGTTGCAATCCTTCCAAAACAAGTCTGTTGTCGCATCAGGATTCAACGCGAAAAGCGTGCTTGAAGAAGCCAAATTGCGTGGTTTTTCTGCCCCGGTTATTGTGCACATTCCCGCAGAAAAAACGCTCAACCTTTTCAACCTTTTCTAAGCGACTTCGTTCATGCCTGTCTACCGCTATCCCTTCGTGCAGATGGGCATTAACGATATGCCACGTCCTAAGCTTCCGGTGCGCATCATCAATCCGCATACCGGGCAGCTGATTCTCACCTGGGCCCTGATTGATACGGGCGCAGACATGTGTGCTGTTCCTGCGGATCTGGCCCAGGCACTGGGTCATACCCTTGATGCTGTTGGTTCGAACACGATCAGCACTGGTGCCGGCAAAGGGTCGATGTATCACCACACCTTTCAAATTGAAATTCTCAAAACCGACCTCAGTGTGGTCAACGGATTCGACCCGAACCTGGTTGTTCATACGATTCAATCCAGCCCGATTGCGTGCGCGGTTGGTCTTCAAACGGTTCTCTTGGGGGTTTCCGGTTTCTTACAGGATTACATTTTGACGGTGAATTATCAGGAACTTTTTTTCTCTGTTCAAAGAAATTTTCTGTATGACGAAACGGAAAATAATCTTCAACCAACGACCATCACGACACCGTACTAGCCCCCCATTGGTCGATTTTCTTGCGACTTGCCTGCCAGCGCCCGTGGATTTTTTTTATCGGCAGACCATCAAGACGGTACAACTGCAGCACGGTGCATTCTGACCTGCGAACGTAAGCACAGATTTCTTTCATCCCCAGCAGCATGTCTTCATTTCTTACCATCTGCTACCACCTCCGTCTTGAGACAGGTTTTTTTGATTCTGATTTTGGTTTGTTGTTTTCATTGATTTTTGTTTTTCCATCCGCCTGGGCCTTCAGTTGTGCGCTCAGGCGTTCGTAGTTTGGACGGCCGAGCTGTTTCATGGCCAAGTTACCGACGCGGATATCGAGGGCTTCATTGCGCTTATATCCCTTGCGCAGCTTGTAGCGGGTGACTGGCTTGCCGGTTTTACGGTCACGCTCTTGTTTTGGTTCTTCAGCGACCAGCATGCGGAAATATTCAAACCCATAACTACTGGGGAAATGACAATAAAGCGGCCCGGGCTGATCATTGGATAACCAGGTGTATATTTTTTCTTTGCCAGTTTCAGTGCCTAGCTCGTAGAAGGGCACGCGATAGCGCTGAGTTCGGCTGGGCTTCATGGGGAGCAGCGGAAGACCTGCTGTATTTGACCCTTTGTGTGCTCGGTACTTGCGGCTGCGCTTAACCAAAAGGCTGACATCGTCGGTTGCGTAGCCGATATCAAACCCGACAATGGATATCTCTAACTCTGCCCCACGTTCGTGCCGGTAGCGGCGGGATTGAATCCATTCATGAATTGTGTCAGCAAGGGGTTGTTCGTTTCCGACCTGATGTTCTTGCAGGATTTTCCCAGGAAAAACCTTATATTCGAGCCCCCAGCTTTGATCTCCTTCGCCCCAGGCGATAACCTCAACCTCTGCCCTGTTGCCTTGAAAGTCGAAATCTGCGGTGATGTAGCAGGCGTCCATGGGCACTTCCCAATTCACCCCGTCTGGTGCGTAGTTTTCGCGGCGCTCGTACAGTTCTTTTTCTTGCGGCAGGTCGCCTTCGGTGTCTTCTGGTACCGGCAGGCCACAGCAGTCATTATAGTAAAAGGCCAGGTTTTCTCGTGTCGGATCGATCAACGTGGTCAGGTAGGCCTTGGCGATCCTGCGGAATTTATTGAACGGGCTAACCAGGGGGGACAGATGGACCCAAACGCTTTCTGGTTTATCCGTTATGCTGCCCTCTCGGGCGGCGAGCCGATGATTGCGTACGGCTTCGTCGCGATCGTGATCGTCCCACGTGCAACCGTTTGCTGAACAGAGATACCAGGCGTCTTCATCACGAATGAGACCGCCGGGCTCAACAACCCCCTCAGGCCACTGGATATTGGCTGGATCCATAATTTGATAGGCGCCACAGTGTGGGCATTTGACCTCGATATCAAAACTGGCCTGCACCTGGTGCTGAACACTCCAGATTCGCCCCGCTTCGGTTGACACGGTGCATTCTTCCAGAATCTTTTCCATGCCCGAAAAGGCACCTGTTCTGGCGCGCAGCTTCTTGATCATGTGCGGCGGATACAGATCGACCTCACTCAAAAAAAGGTAGCGGATCGGCTTACTGGCGGCGCGCCCTTCGGAATTGCCCCAGGCCAGATAGGTGACCATGCCGTTTTTCAGACGGATACGGGTTAAGGCCATGTCATCGGCGTTTTTGGTGATGAGCCTGCGCAGCGACGGGGTGTCTTTGACCATGGGCAGAAAGCGGTCGTTCATGGTTTCGGTGCCGGTGGTTCGATCTTGCATGCCGATGAGCGCCGAGCCGGGCTCATGCGTTGCCACCCAGCCCCAGCAGTTATGGCTGATGTCAGTTTTGGAGGTTTGGGACCCGCCGGCAATGTAAAGTTCGCGCACATGCTCGCGGCTGAACAGATCCATGATCGATCTGGCATAGGGTGTGGTGTCGTTGTCCCAACGGCCGGGGAACGGAGTGATGTGCACCGCCCGTTCACCCTGCGCCCACTGGCTGACACTTTCATTCGGAGCCGCACGAAACACCGCGACCTCCCCGGGCATCAAGGTATATGCCCGCGGAGGCGGTTCGGGGATCCAGTCAAAAAGTTGGGGCGTGGCGGTCATTTATTTTCCTGGATAAACAAGCGGATGTTCTCGTAACCCCACAGCCGCCGCCCCAGGCTGGAGCGTTTCCGCAGGATGCGGGGGAACACCTGGCGTAATTCACGACAAAACGTCGCAACCGGCAGCGGGTTTGTATCAAGGGCCGCGCAATGTTCACAGTAACTGTTGTGGATGGCTTCAATTTCGACCCAGGCCCCTTCGTCTTCGATAAGCATTTCACGCGCGAAACTTACCACCGCAGGCGAGATGCCCCCGGCCTGCACCAGGGCGCTGTCGAGTTCGGCGGAAATATCGTCAAAGTCGACGCCGGTCAGCCGGCCTAGAATCTGTAAACCAGACCGTGTGGGCTTCATGATCAGCTTGGTGATATCGACGCTGTATTTAATGTCGAGACCGTGGGGGTTGGTGATGCCGCGTTTATGGTTCAGATTGACATCGACCTGCCGCCGATCGGCACGACCTTCGAGTAACGCCTGTTCCATTCGGTTGAATTCTGCAATGAACCGCTCTTTAAATTGCGCCGCACGACTGCCAGTGAAGCCCATGGCCAGGAAGGTGAACCCGTCGCGGGTGATGTTGTAGGCAGGGGACATACGCTTACCACCAGTAGGCAAAGTCACCTCAATTTGCGTGGCCTCAAAATTGAGGGCACGAAATTTTTCAGAGCAATCAAGGCCACGGACCGCCCGAAGAACGTTGTGGTGATCTTTCTCAAAGGCGTCAGCGACAATTTTCGAGGTTGTTATAGCCCGCTGATCGGTAATAGATACTAGCTCAAGCATGATTTCCTCCCTTGAACTCGGCCGCCTTCGCCCCGGTGAACCCCATGGCCAGGAAGGTGAACCCGTCGCGGGTGATTTGATACGCTGGCTGTGGTCGATTTCTGTCATCAATGTAGGAGATCAATCCAAAATTGGATTGATTAAACTCTTCAGAACACTCCAGTTCACGAATTGTACGTAAAACGTGCAGGTGTTTCTTATCAAACGCCTCTGCAATAATCAAAGAACTCGTGACGGCTTTCTGGTCGGTTATGGAGACGAGGGGGTTCATAGGGCGGCTCCTTTCGTAGTGAGGAGTTGATTGAGTTTTTCTTCGATGGCCGTTAACCGGGTTTCAAGCGGGCTGGGCTGGCTTTCGCTTTTGCACTGGTTGAGTAGTGCTTTGATGCGCTGAACGCGGTCATCTTCGACCGCATCGACAAAACCCTGGACAATGCGGGGGCGGGCGGCGGCAAGGCGGCGGGCGGGGGAAATTGGGCGGTACTGGTCGAGGTGGATGACTTGGGCGGTTGGCATGGCTTGGCTCCGTTGGTTGGGGTTTTTAACTGCCCCGCTTGCGCTGTCAAACACAAAGAGGGCGACCGTATGGGTTGACAGACCGGCACCAACGGAGACCGGCAGGCTCGAAAGCCTCCCACACGGCCGCCCAGAGAAACCTGAAGCAAGCCATGCAATGGATACAAAAAGACCACTGGCAACAAAACAGTGGCGGTATCCGCCGTCAGTATTCGGGCTGTCAAACCCGGTTGCAGATTTTGCTGCAACGGGCAGAGGGTACCCAATGGCGGCGTTGTTTGTCAAGTTTTGCATTTATTCCTCATCATCCAGACCCTGAATGGGCTTGGAATAGTTATCAAAGGCCTTGCGGTTGGTGCCGAGTAAAAACTCGATGAGGTGCGGAACCTTCTGCGGATCGCCGCTAACGATTTTACACATACGACCGGCGGCTTTGCGGGCGACGGCATCGAGATAGTTTTTAAGGTTGGTGGCGCGGGCCGCAAGCTCGATTTCGACCTGCGTTTTTGGTATGAGCTCGCCTAGGGCCTGCCGGTACTTCAGCTCGCGCATGCGGCTGTCGTAGTCGATCTGGTTGATCTGGTGACGCAGTTTTTCTTCTTGCAGGCTGATGTCGCCACTGGTGCCGTCTTTTTTGCGCAGGTGCTCCCTGGCGTATTCGAGGGCTTCGGTGAGGCGTATTTTTTTTGTGTTGCTGACACGCAACTTTCCGGCCTTGATGTGATCGTAGGCGCTTGACACGCTGCAAGACCAGCCCTTCTCACCAAGGGATTCGATCATCTTTTCGATGCTGTTAAAAATGGGCTCGGTGGGCTGAAGCTGATTTTCCAAATACTCACCCAGGGCTTTTTGCGCCGCCTTGAGGTTTTTCCGGTTCTGCCCGGTTGGCTTTTTGGTCGCTACGATCAGGGCCTGATTAACGGCGGCGCGCAGATCGGCTTCGGTGGTGTCTGTTTGATCAATCATGAGGGCTCTCGATTCCGGCGTTTCTGGTCAGCTCGTGCATCTTGACGGCGACTTTTGCGACAGCCCGCAGGGTTGGCTTGAGCTGTGGCGGAAGGTCAGAGGCCTTGTTGCGATTGATTTCTTTTTTCAGCTGTTCACCGCCAAGCTCTTCATCGCTGAGGCGTTCAAGCTGGGCAAAGAGATGATTGTTCAAGTCGATGAGTTTGTTTTTCATGGGGTGACTCCATTCAAATAATAATCGCGGGCGTGGTTTTTTGCTGTTGTGTAGAAGATTCCGTCGCT